AACTAGAGCAGAACACTCAGCTTAGCAGGATCGCTGATGAGGTTACCGTGATGAACGCGGTGCGCAACAAGACAATCCCAATCACCAAGACACCAACCAAGGATTGTCCGCGGTGTCCATTCTTTATCCCGTGTACCCTCCACGAACGCGGTAACCAACATGCCTTCCACGAAGTCATGAAGGCCCACTACCAGCAGGTCGATCCCTACGGAGATATGAGGAAGAGTGCGTAATGCCACCAACACGCGGCCTACGGGGCGCACGCGGAGTACAGCGACAGTCGGCTAAGCAGAGCCGGGAAGCCCCAGTCTCGATGATGGAGGCTGATGTCGAGATTCGGGAAGAGGATCTTGGCACATCCGGCAAGACTGCTGGCATCAACATGCTCATACACGGCCCGTCCGGTCACGGCAAGACGCTGCTCGCGGGCGGTGCCGCCGACGGGACGCGCAACGTGACGTTCCTGTCGACCGAGACGGAAGGGGTCGCATCTGCCCGTGCCGTCGGGAGCATGGCCAAGCTCTGGCGATGCCCTTCATGGGAGCACGCCGTCGCCGGGGTCAAGAAAGCAGAAGCAGAATTCACTGTCGACGACTGGCTCGTCGTAGACTCCGGCACCAAGATGCAGGAGATGTACATGCGGTGGATTCTATCTCGTGAGAATGAGCTTAACCCACTCCGTGATCTCGACATCCCCGCGATCCAGAACCACCAGAAGTACCAGAATGGTTTCAAGCGGTGGACCGACCGGCTGATCGACGGGAACTTCAACGTGATCTTCATCACAACGTCGATGATCTCGGACGACGCCGAAGGTGAGGAGCAGGTTATCCCGCACCTGCTAGGCAAGAAGGGCGAGATCTCAAGCTACGTCAGCGCTCAGTTCTCGGTGTGCCTGTACTACGCCGTCGCCAAGGAGAGCCGTGAGATGCGCGGTGCTGTCATACGCCGCGCGCTCGCCCAGCCGTACCCGCCGTGGTACGCTAAGGACCGCTACATGGCACTCGGCAAGTTCTGGGATGTCGAGGAAGGTGACTACTTCGCTATGTCGAAGATGATACAGGCAATCGAGAAGGCAAGAGCAGGAGAATCCGATGCCGCCACGCCGCAAGCTACCAGATCTGCTGGCAAGCCCAGACGGTCTGTCCGACGAGTGGCTACGTAAGCACGTAGCTAAACGTCATCAACTACTGCGATTCGTCACGAAAGGGGAACACACCGCAGATCATCGTCTCCACCAGGAAAACCTAGATCACGTTCATGAAGGGACACCCAAGTGGTAAGGCTCCGCAAGGAAGACACCGAAGACCTCGACATCGATGAACTCGATGCCATCGAATACTCAACGGAACAGTTCGACACCTACGACGGCGACGTGCCGCCCATCGACACCGAACTCGCGGGCTACGTCAAGAAGATGTGGTGGACCCGATCCCAGGCGGGCGACCCATGCTCAAGGTGCTCTGGGTCGCGGCCGAGAATGAGGGTGAGGAGGAAGAGTTCAACGACTGCCCGTTCTGGCTCAACCTCGCCCTGATCGGCGGCGCGAAGTTCCGGTGGGCACCGTTCCTCGACAACTACGGCATCACGCTCAAGGCCGTCAAGACACAGACGGACGTTGCCGACAAGGACGACCAGAACGGCGCGCCCATCAACAAGATCGGCAGCTTCCGCCCCGGCGAGGACAGCGACGAGGCGTGGTGCCGGATCATCACCAACCGTGAGCGCTACAACGGCGAGTGGAAGCCCTCTGTCAAGACCTGGCTGCCCTACGACGCCGAAGAGGATGATGGCGCGTATGATGAGGCAGACGATGAGGAACCAGAAGAGGAGGATGAGGAAGAGCCAGAGCCCGAGCCCGAACCGGAGCCCGCGCGCGGTCGCGGCAGACGTTCCGCACCGGCCCGGAGCGCCCCTGACAAGGCCGCAGCCCCCGCGCGGGGTACTCGTACCCGCGCCGCGACTCCCGCGCCGGAAAAGCCCGCTCCGGCCCGTGGCACGAAGTCGTCAAGAACCGCCGCCGCCCCGGCCAAGGCCGCTGCGCCGGCCCGTGGTCGCGGGCGAGGCAAAGCGGCAGCTGGCTACGACGACGAGCCACCGTTCTAACAGATGAAGCGAACCGTAGTCCTTGGCTGCGGACCGACGGGATTGGCGGCGGCTCAGGCCGCCGTCGATTCCGGTCATGAAGTCCTGATAGCCAGCGCCAAAGACCGGATGAGCACCCAGTATGGGTGCCAGTACCTCCATGCCCCTATCCCCGGATATGAAGACGTTCCGCATACTACGGTTAACTATCACCTTAACGGGACACCGGATCAGTACCGCCTCAAGGTGTACGGCTCAAAGTGGCAGGGCCGCGTCTCACCGGAAGACTTCATAGGCGACCATGACGCCTGGGATATCCGCGAGACGTACCAGCGCATGTGGGATCGCCTCAGCACACTCCCACAAGTTCAATTCATCAAGATCAACCCGATCACGCTAGGATCGCTCCCGGTCGTTATCTATGAGTTCATGCCGGACAAGATCATCTCGACCATATCCGCAATGGCTATGTGCTCGGCAGCGAACCATAACTTCATATACCATACGATCTACGCAAGCGGTAGCCGGAAACAGCATACGGGCATCGAAGACTCTATCATCTGTGACGGCACTCTCGATTACGAGTGGTACCGTAACGCCACCGTATTCGGCTACACTACGACTGAATGGTCTAGAGAGCCGCGCGGTAACGGCGACAATATCGTCGCAGTGCCGAAACCGCTAACCCACAACTGCGACTGTCATCGCGAAGTTCACCGAATCGGACGGTACGGCAGATGGCAAAAATCATACCTGGTACACAAGGCATATCCAGACACCCTGGAGATCCTTCGTTGAGATCGATGGTCCCAAGAAAACTTCCCTCCCGCCGGGAGACAATGATGTTCCGTAGCGGCGACGGCAAGCCTGTCGTCGCTCTTGACATAGACGGAACCCTAGGCGACTACCATAGGCACTTCCTCTCGTTCGCCCAGAACTGGCTCGGCCAGCCGATGCCCAATCCCGAGGATATCAACCCAGGACTACCGCTCTCAGTCTTCATGGGAGTTCCTCACCCTATCTACCGCGAGTGTAAACTTGCGTACCGGCAGGGCGGACTCAAGCGATGGATGCCGGTCTACCCGCACGCTGCTGAACTCACCAGGAGTATCCGCGATGAGGATGCCGAGGTGTGGATCTGTACTACGCGCCCGTACCTACGCCTAGACAACATCGACCCGGACACACGGGAATGGCTCGGCCGTAACAGGATCGAGTATGACGCCGTTATCTTTGAAGGTGTCGAAACGGAAGCTGGCCTGATCACCAAATATGAGGATCTAGTCAGGCAAGTCGGCATAGACAGAATCGTCGCAGCGGTTGACGACCTACCTGAACAGACGTTCAATGCCACAATAAACGGCATACACAAGATCTATCTCCGCGACCAGCCATACAATAGACAGGAGGATGTTTACGGCGAGCGCGTCTATGACCTCAATAATCTCTGGCTACGACTACGAAAGGACATCGCTGAATGGAAAGCAAGGCACTAATCCTCGGCGGGCACTCCGGCATCGGCATGGCCGCTGCTCAGCTACTTCACCAGAAATTCCCCGAAATCGAACAGTGCGTTCCCGAGAAGATGATTCTTGATGTGCGCAGCCGTTCCGAGACAATCGCCTGTATTCAGCAGGAAGGGCCGTTCACACACATCATCTACTCGGCCGGGGTCAACAAGCTGTCCTGGATAGACAACCCACGACTCGGCGTCATCATGAATGAGATGATGACGGTCAACTGTTACGGCTTCCTGGACATCCTCACGCATCACACCCACAACTTCCCGGGACACGAATTCAGCGCCGTCGCGGTGTCTTCCGATGCCGGGCGAATCCCCATGCGTGGCAGCGTAGCGTATGGCGTATCCAAGGCGGCACTAAACATGGTCGTCAAGGTGGCCGCCCGCGAGCTAGCGCCGATAGTCCGCGTCAACGCGGTCGCACCAGGAATGGTCGAGGATACAGCCATGACGCGGTACATCGACGACAATATCCCCATCTTCCGGGGATGGACTCCCGACTACGCGGAAGAGTACGAACGGCAGGGCACACCGACCGGACGCCGCGCCACCAAGGATGAGGTGGCCGAGGCAATCGTCTGGCTCCTCACAGGACCAACGCAGATGACCGGCGTGATCCTGGATGTGAACGGAGGTAGGTTATGAAGCGAACATTCTGTGACCGCTGTGAAGCGCCGTGCGTCAATACGACGGTCGCCATACAAGTGACGACGATCCACCATACCAAGAACTGCGAGTACGTCGGCACGGACGAACATAAGCCAGTCGAGATCTGCCTCAACTGCGCCGACGAACTCAAGCAGACCTTCCCGCAGATTTTCATCCTAGCTCCCAGGGACGAGATGATGATGGAATCCCCAATCGCAGACCGTGACCGAGCAGAAATGAGGCGAGTAGATGCCCGGCGAGATTAGGAAGTGGGCCGATGAGGCGATGTACCGTGCCCCGGACACGGTACCCGACCCGAAGGTGACGATCATTGACATGACGCGCCGCCCGCTACAGGTCGTAGCGGCGGCAGCCGAAACCTACCAGGGCGGTGTGTACCGCGACCCGCGCGACATCAGCAGGCCACAGGCTATGAAGTGGCTAGAGGGATTCAAGGACAGTAAGATCTCCGCGCCCATGGAGTGGGTGTCCCTCTCATTCTACATCGAGGGAGTTACCCGCAGCTTTACGCACCAGATGGTACGGCAGCGCACCGCGACGTTCGTTCAGGAGTCCCTGCGGTTCGCCGTCAAGGAAGACGCCATGAACGCTGTCGCGGACCCTCCTAGCCTTATGGGCCTGAAGGAGGATCACCCCTGGGTCCTCACCTGGCGCGCGGCTACCTCCTATGCCGCGCAGGCATACCAGCGCCTAGTCGACAACGGTATGCCTGCCGAGGATGCGCGCGGACTCCTGCCGCATAACATCACGACCCGGCTTCACTACCACACCGACCTTCGCAACTTCTACGACCTTGCCGGGATGCGCCTCTGCTCTCAGGCGCAGTACGAGTGGAAGATGGTGTGGAACGAATTCATCAAGGCGATCATGAACTACGGCCCGACCGAGGATCGCTGGCAGCAGCACGCGATAGCGCAGCTCTTCAAGCCGGTCTGTTACCAGACGGGACACTGCGGCTTCAACGGCCCGG